CGCTAGAACAGTAACTTAGTTCTTTCTCATGCGCTATGGGGTCTAACAATCAGTGATAGGACCTGATCGGATACCTGTGCGCCTAATATCTTGTGACGGCAGGATTCTGGCATCTCCGCTTCTAAGCTGGACACGGATCTCAGTTGATCTTTGCCCAGCCCTTTCCGTAATTGCTGATGCTTGTTTACTAGTGTTTCTCTTGTTGGTTTCTCGTTTTTCTTGGGTACCTTCTGTGTTGTTAGTCTCGATTGGGGCCTGTTGTGAGGCACTTTGAACAAATAACAACACTTCATCATCGACAACGACATCATGCTTAGCGGTAGGTGATAGTACGCCTTGGCATAATGGAGGGGAAAGGAGCTCCTCAACTGTGGTCGCTCCCTCCAGCCAATCTTTGAATAGATCGCGGTCGAATAATGGTAAGTGGTGGCTAAATTCAACGTCCATCCAGCCTTGAACATTTTCGTTGGGGTACTGAACGGAACGTTCAAATTTAGACCACCAATTACCAACTCCATGAAGCTTAGTGGGTTTGAAGCTAAGCATGGTGAGTGCTTTGGTGCAGAAAGCACCAATGATGGGTGTATTTGCGTCGGTAGCAACGTAGGACATTGCCTTTTCGACAAGTTTCTCTGCAGGCGTAACGCCAGCAGGTAAGCGTATCGTTGTGTGGAATTTAGACAGCTGTCTCTTTGGGTCACACATACTGTCAGGAGATCCATTCCACACTTCCGGCGAATAGTACCGTGCCAAGAAGTTAACGCCTCGCTCTCCTCTATGCACGACATGGGCTTCAACAATAAGACCAACCCGCTTAGCGGCCCATTCGTGGGCAGAAATGGGTAGTCCAGCATCAACACCATCGTCACCGAGATGGATTCCCAGTTTCTGGAAGTCTTCAAGGGCATTGGTGTTCTTGCACGTGTTTGTTGAGTGTCTGCGGAAGGCGAGGAATGCGGTGAAAACGGACCGCAAAGTCTGGAACAGGCTGGTCGCCGAACAGCCTGATCCATGGGAGGTTCCTTGTTCAAAAGTTGTGCCCTCTGGGAGGTATCCAACGTTACCATAGTTGGATTTGAGGATTTCATTCAACTTTACGCGATGATTTGCAAAGGCCTTCATACAAATCACCCGGTCTACTTGGCGCATGACCCCCGAGATTGTACCGTCCATCCGGTGGTAATCTGAGATATTGACAAATGCCGCGTCACTACATATTTCTGTGACGCGCTCTGCGATCTCTAGGGGGGTCTTGCCTGGTCCGTACCAGGGAAACTGTTTTAAGTGCTCTGACAGTGATAAGGCGAACATTGCCATGTCCAGCTTGTCTGCGTCATTATACGTGGATATGTTTCGTGGGTCCTTCACATCCAAGTATGCTTCTGCTTTGATAAAACACTTTAATATCATCTTCCTATAAAGCCCCGTCAGGGATGCTTTCAGTAGTGATTGTTTCTGGGTAGCGCTGGTCTGTTTGTCGGCCACGACATCATAACAGACCGGTTCAAGGTTAATGCCATCAAGAATTATGTCAGTAAATTCTTGTAAACACTTGTCGCGGAAACGGCAAGCATTGGGCTCTGGCTTCTTCAATGAATCAATGCGCCCTTCGACGCATCTCTCTTCTCCAGCTTTATTGGCAATGGGTACAAAAGCAGCGTGGATGAAGGGGGACATGAACGCCTGCAACTTAGGTTGGGCGTCTTGGTCATATTGATCTGGTTTGTATTGGTAACTCCGAACAGCTTTCTCAACAGGGAATACGTACGGGTGGCTGCAAGGTGCAGCAACACGGAAGTATTCAGTTAATACGGCTGCGGCGGCTCGGTCATCTTTAACCCAACTTGCTGTGGTTGGCAACATCAATGCTGTTTTTCCCAAGCGTGAGACAGTAGCAATTGAAGCATCAACTCCGGCAGGTATCGTGGCACAGACGTAGCTTTCCGGTCTAGCTGTAGTCACATACAATCCATCATTCCGTTGAACATTATACCGAACGAAAATGCTTCCATCTGGACACTTTGTAATAGGGTTAAATCTGCAAAGTGGCTTAGAATCCAAGAGAAAATAAGCTAAGATGGCTCCAACCAAGTGGAAGCGTTTAATCGGGGTTATTAGAACAATTTGCCGGTGCTTGGCAACTTGCTTGCGTTCAATAGCATAGGATGTTATACTAGTGGGTATGCATAACATCCAGTCAACGACGAGAGTGCTGTCAGCTCCATAATCCCAAAGTGGGTGTCTGTAGCTGCCACCACCATTTATTCTAGTCACTAGGTTGGCATCAGTGTCAAAGAAAAATGAGGTGTCATCTTCATTCGATGAGCATGCTTCCTCAGGCACTACTGTGTACAGTAGAACAGGGGAGAAATGATCATTGAGAAGGGCTGGCATGTCCACGTAATAGTCAACATCACACAGGTACAGGGTGTCACCTTGTGTGGGTGTCGCTATTCTATTCTCAGCGTGGACATCCTTAGCCCAATACCACTGCCTCGTCCCTCTAAATTGTTTCCTTTGGTCAGATTTTGACATTCCAATAGAGAATACACTGGACCCCATGTACGCCACGTAGGAGGTGGCAAAGGTGGTCGCTGAGGTTCTCAAAGCAGCGGCGGCGGCATGTGTGTGTCCCAATGTACGGTTCGCGGTGGGACACACGGTGGTGGCGAATGCATCTCTCGCCAAGTCAGCTTCAATAGCTGGCTTAGTCGAGAAGTATTCACACAAAATCGATGCGTAACTACGATAGTCGATTTTCTTCATCCTGTTGATTATCAAGCAAATTATGATAGTTCTGACCGCAGTGGCCCCAACAGTTGATGGTATCCAATGGTGATTAGACA